CTACACTATTATTTAAGTATCCAGAACCACTGGTAGTTAAAGAGCCTGGTTTGCCTTGTGTTTGCTTGGCATCTTCGCTGTCGCTATCTTCTGTGTTTTGGTTGGTTGTGTTTTCTGTTCCAGCACTAGTGTTTTTTTCTCCTGGGCCGATCATATATAATTTTAGGTTATATGTGGGATTGTCATATCGGTCTAAAACATTGCCTAATACATCGCCTACATATTCGTTTACTACTAATGGTGGTGATTTCGGGTCTTCTTGAGATTTTGCTGTAGTTTTTGCCTCATCATTTTCCTTGGGCTTTGCTTTCATGGCGTCTACAATTGGTTCAATATTTTTCTGATGTTCACCTTTTGTCTTACTTCGGTATCTGTCCCTGGGATTTGTCGCCATTGTTAGTCTCTAACTTCCTGATATTTGTTTTACTGCTTCTGATGACGGCAGTTTAATAACTTTTCCTACTGTAAAGTCTCTTACTGGATCTTTTAATGTATCTGGATTCCTAAGTGCAAATACCCACCATAGTGCTGTGGTGCCATATACCTTGTGTGCCAAAATATCAGGTCTGCCTGCTACATCAGGTTTTATTTCGTATTCTTCGTCGTAGATGCCTTTGGGCATTTTTGGAAGGTTGTTTACATCCAAAAACTTGCCCATGGAACCTGCGTTTCTTAAAAAACTATTACTGCTATGAAATTTTGCCATTAGATAAATCCATCCTTATAACCTTGTCCACTTGTGAGTGCTGTGACATCAAATCTTTTTCTGAGTTTCTGAGGAGTATAGTTTACTGATAGGTTAACTGAAATCAGTGCGGCTGTGGGTACATAAGTTACTGTGTCTTCACTACCCATTTTATAATGTACAGGCACATAGTCCACATCTTCTCCCAACTGTATTGAGTAGTCTTTCACAATAACTGGTACTTTATTAAATCCATGTTCTCCCATATATTCAAATAATAATACCGGTGGAGGAGTTCCTGCTACCCCTTGTGCTACTGCTGAATCACCTGAGAAACTTTTTGTGATTACTTTTAAAAAGTTCATTACTGCTAACAAATATTTTGCTTCTTCTATATCGTTTGCTGTGAACTCAGATGCTATAGGTAGTTCAGGAGGCCTGCTGTTTATGTAAGCATGAATTGGATAGTTCATTCCTTGTAATTCGTGAACATGATAATTAGTTCCAGCAGACACGAAAATTTGAGGTGTATATTGCCACACCATTCCGCCTGAATCTATTATTGGTTGCAGTATATTTGTGCCACCAACTTCTCCAGTTTTAGCATTTACTTGGCCGTATACATAAGCCTCGCCTCCTCTTTTAGGCCTTAATCTTGCTCGCCAATCGTAATTTTCTTGTACCTTTCCTGTTGTTTCTGCTTTTAATACACCAAACTGTTCTGATTGCTGTTGAAGTTCACCTCTTAGTTGAAGTTCACTTAACATTCTAGCACCAAAGAGTAAATTTTGATCTGGGTTTCTAGGAGGATTTCTTAAGCCGGGTATTAGATCGCCTAATGGACTCGCACCCAAAAGGTTGCCTGCTATTCTCCTAGCAAAAGGATTTTTTATACCACCAATTTTTTGGTTGGCTTTAGCACCCAAGTATCCGCTTACAACATTCTTTAAAAAAGCCATGTATTCTCCTAATAGTTCTATTTATCAGTTTTATTAAAGCATGTTATAATAAATCCTATAACCGTTTCCAGTTTTCAGTAATTCTGGTAAATATTAATTGACAATACACTAATACTGTGTATAATACTAACAATATAAATGAATTATAATTTTGAGGAGAGTTATTAATGGCACAGCCTAAAAAGGTTAATTACCTAAACAACAAAGATATTCTAAAAGAAATACACAAAAGTAAGATGACTTACTGTTGGGTAGCAGATGACAAGTATAGTGGATTTGATATTATACTTGAAGATGTTGCAAAAATAAACAGAATCAGTATAAAAGCCGCAAGGGAAAACAAAGCGGCAAAAATCCAGTACGATGGATATCAAGCCGCAATGGCAACACATGATTCCAAGGATTATAGAAATAAACCCAAACAGAAAGAGTTTGCTATAGACCCTAAAAGCATAGCCAAGGAAGATTTAGTTTTTCGTATAATGGGTATGGATCACATTCCACTAGAACCAGGCAGAAAAAAGAATCCTAGGAACGAAGCAGAAACAAAGGCAAAAGTAAACTTTCCTCCATTCAAACATTATGCTTTTGTAAATGACGAACTTAAAGAAGTTGCCAGAAGTCATTGGGAAGGCAGTCTAAGTAATGGTAATTTTAACCCAGAACATGGAAAAATTACAAACAAACTTGGAACAATGTTTTTAAAATTAGTAGAAAGGTATTCGCATAGAGGTAACTGGAGAGGTTATACTTATGTAGACGAAATGCGTGGACAAGCATTACTGCAATTAAGTTATATTGGATTACAATTTAATGAAATGAAATCCGACAATCCTTTTGCATATTACACGGCCGCAGTAAACAACAGTTTTACCAGAGTGCTTAATTTGGAAAAAAGAAACCAAACAATCAGAGACGATATCTTAATTGAACAAGGTCACTTACCAAGTTATGGCAGACAGATACAACACGAAAATGAAATGCGGATGATAAGAGAAGCCGCAGAAAAAGAACAATCTCAAGAATAATTTATGGCCCAACTGTTTAAGACAGCGGCTTGCTTTACGGATATACATTACGGATTAAAGCAAAACAGCCGTTTACACATACAAGATTGTAATAGATACATAGACTGGTTTATTGCAGAAGCAAAAGCCAGGAATGCAGAAACCTGTATATTCCTAGGAGACTGGAATCATCACAGAGCAAGTATCAGTGTTGCTACTATGAATGCATCTATACAGGACTTTAAAAAACTAAATGACGCATTTGAAACTGTTTATTTTATAACAGGCAATCATGATCTTTATTACAAAGATAAAAGAGAACTTAACAGTATAGAATATGCCAGAGATTTATCTAACTTTGTTATGGTTGATGAACATTTCCTACAAGACGATGTTGCTATTGTACCCTGGTTAGTAGGTGACGAATATAAACAAGTTGCAAAAGTGCAATGTAAATATATGTTTGGTCATTTTGAGTTACCATACTTTAAAATGAATGCTATGGTAGAGATGCCTGACCACGGTGGTGGTATAAATGATAAAATGTTATCAGGTCCAGAATATGTGTTTAGTGGACACTTCCATAAAAGACAATTTAAGAATAATATTCATTATATAGGAAATGCATTCCCACACAATTACGCAGATGTAGACGATAATGAACGTGGTGCAATGTTTTTAACATGGGGAGAAGAGCCACAATATGTAAACTGGGCAGAGTGTCCAAAATACAAAAGGTTTACACTTAAAGAACTTTTAGATGACCATCAAAATTTATTAGATGAATACACTTATGCTAGAGTAAGTCTTGATGTAAGTATTAGTTATGAAGAGGCAAACTTTGTAAGAGAAAAATTTGCAGAGCAATATGGTGTTAGAGAATTGCAACTTATTCCTATTAAAGATGAAGAGGAGTTTGAGGGCGGTGAAATAAAATTTGAGAGTGTTGATCAAATTGTATTAGCTCAATTAGACACCATAGAAAGTAATACAGTACAAAAAGATGTTTTAATAGACATTTACAACAGCATAGAAACCCAATAATGTTAAAAATTAAAAACGTATCAGCAAAGAATTTTATGAGTGTTGGAAACAACACACAGGCAGTTAATTTTGATAACTGCCAACTTACACTTGTACTAGGTCATAACTTAGACATGGGCGGAGATGGTAGCAGAAATGGTACTGGTAAAACTACAATAATAAATGCATTAAGTTATGCTCTCTATGGAGATGCCTTAACAAATATCCGTAAAGATAATCTCATAAACAAAACAAATGGTAAAGGAATGATTACCACAGTTGAGTTTGAAATACAGGGAAAAGAGTACAGAATAGAAAGAGGCAGACGTCCTAATATACTCAAACTTTTTATTGATGGCGAAGATGCTGTTGATGGTGAGCAACAAGGCGACAGTAGAGAGACACAAAAAGAGATAGAAAAAATTATTGGTTTCCCTCACACCATGTTCAAACATTTAATTGCTTTAAACACTTACACTGAACCTTTTTTAGGAATGAAAAATAACGATCAAAAAGATATGATCGAGCAGTTATTGGGTATTACAGAACTATCTCAAAAGGCAGAAATACTTAAAGAAAGACAAAGGGTTACCAGAGATAGCATAAAAGAAGAAGAAATAACAATTAATGCCATAAGTGCCAGTAATGAGCGTATAGAAAAAAATATAAAAGAGATAGAAAGTAGAAGTAAGGCATGGGAAGTAAATAAAAGTACAAAGGTTACTGAGCTAGGCGAACAAATTGTAGAGATGGAAAAGTTAGATATTGATTTAGAATTAACCAATCACAGAAGCATAGCAACAATAAAAGAACAACTGTCAAATAAACAAACACTAGATTCTGAATACAAAAGACTGCAAACAAGTGTTTCTAGAAGCTCAGAAAAATTGTTAAAATTACAGAAAGATTTAGAGAGTGCAAAATCAGGTGTCTGTCCAGCATGTGAGCAACCCACAGCACACTTAGATACACACGAAGAATATACAAAAGAAATAGAGGAAAATATCGCAACAGAACACGATTATTTTGCAGACTTAGAACATCGTCATAAGGCTATTGAGGAAGGTTTAGCCGGTTTTTCTGAAATACCAGATATTCCCACAACAACATATAGTACATTAGAGCAGGCATTACAGCATAAGCATAATTTAGAAACAATGCATAGCCAGTTAGAAGAAAAGGCACAAGACATAAATCCTTATATAGAGCAAATAGAGGGCCTTAAAGTGTCAGGAATACAAGAAATTAGTTTTGAGATAATGAATGAGCTCACACACTTGCAAGAACACCAGGAGTTTTTATATAAACTACTAACCAGCAAAGACAGTTTTATTCGTAAAAAGATTATTGACCAGAATATTGCATACCTTAATCACAGGCTATCTTACTATCTGGAAAAACTTGGATTACCACATGAGGTTAAATTTGCAAGTGATTTAGGTGTTGAGATTACTGAGTACGGCAGAGACTTAGATTTTGATAACCTAAGTAGAGGTGAGCGTAACAGACTTATACTAGGTCTTAGTTGGGCATTCAGAGACATATATGAAAGTTTAAACAGACCTATGAACCTGATGTGTATTGATGAACTTGTTGACAGCGGCATGGACAGTATGGGTGTAGAGAATGCTCTTGCTGTATTAAAGAAAATGCATCGTGAACAGGGCAAAAACATTATGTTAATATCGCACAAAGAAGAATTAATTGGCCGTGTAAACAATGTATTAACTGTGGTAAAAGAAGGCGGTTTTACCAGTTATAACACAGACACCGAGTATGTTAATTGATATACATTTAGGTTATAATAAAGAATACACTTTAACATATGAGCTATTTGAAAATCGTGTTGCTAGACGTATTTGGGAAAGGTTTCAGCAAACAGATTTTGACTATGTAAGCAGAACACAGTTTTATAATTTTGGTGAAACTGAACAAGACGTTCGCGACAAACTAAACCATTCAATTGAAAAAATTAAACAGTTAGATCCTGATATGCCTCTGGAATGGGCTGATGATCTAAACATGCTACACACCAACTTTCCTGATAGTGTAAAGAAGGCTACCGGAGATCTCAGATATTGGTGGAGTATGTTTAATTACCACTTACATCACTTGGAAGACATAACCAGATACCAAAACAAACGATTTTTAACATGCTCACAAGATCAAGGAGAGCCGTTACAGGAAGAAGACTATGATCTTTTTTCTCCCACAAGGCTTACAAATCACCTGTATATGAATTACCCACATGTGGGAAAACACATAATGGAGTTAGCAATAGATAATGATGTGGATATACCTGCACATCACATTGTGCCTACATCAATATTAAAGAATGATTTTGTTGCTTGGTTTGGTAGAAGTGTGTTTGTGGATAAACCAGAAAAAGTTGTAAAAGACATCAGAAGATGGTGTGTTAAAATTAACAGCAAACTGCCTTATCAGATATCTGATAAAAGACTTGCTATAGGTCATATTGCTTTAGGTAAACTAACACATGAACCAGATTTAGAAACTATTGCGAAATACCAATATTTCCATAGTGTAACATGTTATTAAGTCCTTCGGACTTTTTAAGTCTTCGTTAATTCGTTTCGTTTCACTCAACTCATTTACTCGACTTAAACTCTTTTAGGCTTAAACGTTATCACGAAGGTTGGAGTCATAATTCTCCTATACAGGAGAATATGTCATCACGATGGGCCATCGTCATCGTAAACTCGGGTGCTATTAGGAACCAGTGAGCCTTCTGTCCCCATACACTACCGTCTCATCTCACGGAAACACTATAACCTAGTTACGTTTAGTTATACTGCTTGTAGGTTGCTTTTTCTCATTGCCTACATCCTTTTAATACTGATTGTCGTGTGTTTGTATCTTGTCCGCTATACATCTCTAAATCTCGCACCAGGGTTACTGGATTGTCGAAGAGCCCGATTTTATATGCCTCGGTTGGGGCCGGTGTATAGTCCTATGTGTGCCTGTGATATGCCTTGATGTGATTGTGTTCTAACTTTCGTTTTAACACACCTACTTATAAGGTCTTTAATGCCTCTTTAAGGATTTTCGAACCACCAACTCTGACGTTGATGATTCCGTTATAGTAGTCATCAGTTTCAAGTACTCGCCTTTCAAATTGCTCTCGGGCTTCTATGTAACTTGCTACTCCTCGGCTAGGGCAATAGTATAATATTTCTCTACGAAACTTGTCCTCTCCTAGCTCTAATACATCAGCATTTAAATGATCTGAACTCCCCCAATAAGTACGCCAGTCACTTTCTTTGGTGCCACGACGTTTATTCTTTTTTCCTTTAAGAGGAGGTTTAGTTGTTTTAAATTTTGCTAACTTTTTGCCAACATATTTTTTATCGTTAGTTAGGTTTGTGATTAGGTATACAAATGCTTCGCAGTCTTCTGGTAATTCTGTAATTAAATTATCTTGGTAATACCAGCTCATTATAACTCTTCTGTTCCTTGATCACCATTTTTCTTTTTAATATAATTGTTTAATACCTTTATAAAAATACTTCGTTCCTTCCAGCTCATAGCCCAGGCATCACTTAATGATATTTTTCCTTCAGCATAAATTACCATTTCCATTATATTGTTAGTGATAGCCTCTGAATCTTTTTTGAGCTTCTCTAGATACCCGATTATTTCCTCAGGCTTGGCTTTGCCTAGGAAGCCATGAAAAAATTTACAGGGTCAAAGGATACTGCGGCCTCAAATTCTTTTTCACATTTTTCACATTCAAACTGCATAGATTTTTGTATGCCTATTTTGTTTATTTCTGCTACAGCCTTTTCTACTGCATTGCCGATCTCTGCCTCACAGTTGTCTAAAAACTCTCTAATATGATCTCGATCAGATATAACAACTGCCTCTTCTCCACCTCCAATTGTGATATTATGTACAGCGTCTACAATAAGTTCGTAGTTGGTATTAGCCAATTTTGTGAAACTTTCGTTGAATACTCTGAGCTTGTCCATATCATCTGGAAGTTCTCCCAAAACCTGTAAACTTCTGGAACTCTGGAAACTGGCAATACCTGCCTTTATGGTATTTGCATATTTAAATGGTTTGATCTGTATGCTTAAACCTGATTTAGTTGGTACATCATAAATGTCATCCAGTTCTACCATTGTTTCCAAGGCACCTTCAACACTGGCAATGCCGGTCACCATTTCCTGGCAATCTGGGCATTCTGCTGAAACTTCTAAATCGTCTCCGTTAGTAGCACCCTGAATAGCAATTAATAATGTGTCAACATCGTTAGATATCATTTCTCTAACATTTTTTACATTTGGAACACAACTGTTTATAAGTTGAATCACTGCTTCACCATTTAATAAAGCATCAGGGTTTTTCATAATTATTTCATCTTTAGCAGTCATGGGAAAAACTGGCAGTTCTCCTGAATCAGGATATTCCACAATATCCTTGTTATAAAATTTTCCGCCTGACGGCAATTTTACATATAATTTAGGCGATCTAAAGTATTCGCTTAATGGGTTAGGTGTATTTGGCATTCTATTAAAACTCCTGTTAATTAAAGTGATAAATATAACATATGATATCTACGCACAAGACTATTTATCATCATTAAAACTAGTGTTTATAGGAAAACCGATAAATGAGTGAAACAGTTACATTCGAGCAAGGACTTAGTGCTCCTATGTGGGCCAAAGAGTCCACTATGCGTGAACTAGTGGATGCTTTAAAAGATCAAAAGTCTACCAGTAACAAAGACCAGAAAACACAAGAGAAAACCCTGAAAGAAGTTGATGAAGCTCTTACTCAGTTTATTAATAATTTACAAAATTTAAATGATGTAGGCAGTGAAACTCTTAGAATTGAAAAAGATAACAATAAACTGCAAGATGATATAAATGACAATATGGAAACCTTAGGATTTTCATTTAAAAGACTAGGTGAACGTGCTGGTTTTGTTGGAAATATGATAGGGAAAGTATTTGGTGTTGCCTTAGTTGCCGCAGGTACGGCCTTTGCCGCCGTGACAGCCAAACTTATTCAGACAGGGCAAACATTTGCAGAACTAAGCCAGAAAGGTTTAGCTCTAGAAGGTGCTACTGCTGGTAATATAGCCGCTATGAACTTAATGGGTTTATCCACAGCCCAAACAGCCAAGTTCATGGATGATAATGCAGAAGTATTTAGGGTTATGGGTGAAAAGGTGGTACCAGGCGTCACCCAACAATTTTTAGAACTTACTGATCAGGGTGGTTCTTTAGGGTTATCTTTAGAAGATACCATCTCATTAATTGGTGATGAACTTACCATGCGAAGTGGGTTAATAAATTTAGGCAGATTAGATGCTGGTCAAAGAAAAACAGCCATATCTCAAATTGCTGAAACAAACAAAAAGCAGTTAAATTATACAAGAGCATTGGGTGTGAGTACTGATGTAATGAGAGATTTTGCAGATCAGGTAATAGGTAATAACAAAATGCTACTTGCTAATATTCTTAGATTGCCTAATGATGCCAGAGCTCAGTTAGTGACAGGACTTTCAGAGTTTAATTCATTAATGAGAGCAATGGGCGGCGAAGCAGGTGGTGAAATAGCCGCGGCAATTACAGAAGCGGCCAGTATGGGAGCAATAGGGTTTAGTGATGCCGCATTCGGATTTATAACAGTATTACCTCAATTAGCAGATAACTTCCAGGGAGTTATAAAAGACTTTGAAGCAGGATTAATAGATGGTGAACAAGCCGCACTGGCCATCACAGCAGAGTTAGGAAATTTAAGCCAAGCAGAAAAAGACAGGGTATTCCTATTAGCCAGAACAGGTGACGAACAAGCCAAACAAATGGCAACAGCGATACAGAATTTTGAAAAATCTGCAGATGCAATGAAAACACTCACTAACGGTCAAGCAGATATAGAAGGCGTGCAGAGAGGATTCCAGGCATTTAATACGATTCTTGATAAAGTTAAAGGGGCATTTAGTGGTGCATTTAATACTTTTATACAGGGATTCGGAGAAGGATTAGATACTGAAGGCTTTGATGAAATAGTAAAAGAACTTGTTAATGCAATGACACCAGTTGTACAGTCTTTATTTTCGCTCAGAATTGGTGCCCAATCATTTGGTGGTACAATAAAAGAATCTGGACAAAGTTTTTCAAAGTATTTGGTAGAGAAAATAAAAGATTTTGCTTTAGAAATGGAACTTTTTATAAAATTTTTTCAGGGATATATGAGCACGTTTAATTCCTTAACTGATATGTTTAAAGATATTGGCAAGCGAATGCTTGAAGGTATTACAGATCTTATACCCTGGCCATCAATAGGTGATGCACTTCTTGTAGTGATATCAGCGACAGTGGTTGCCGGTATTGCTAAAGGCATAGCGGCAGGATTTGCCCAAAAGAAAACAATGTCTTTAATGTCTAAATTAACAAGTGGTGGTAGTAGTGGAGGAGCCATGGGGCCTCCAGCACCAGGTGGTATGAGAGGAATGGGCATGGGTCTAACGAGCATGGCAGGTGGTTTGTCAGCCCTGGGGAGTGGTCCAGCATTATTAGGAATAGCGGCTTTAACTGCCGCCATAATAGGTATCGGTTTTGCTCTTAAACTGGCCGCACCAGGTATTGAGGCATTTGGTACAGCAATAAAAAGTGTATTTGAAGGCATAGGAGCAGTAGTAGAGAGTGTCGGTAAGGCAATTGCCAATATTATAGAAAAAGTTGGCCAGAACAAAGTTGCAAAAATTAATGCTAAAGCAGAGGCTATGGTTAAGACAACAGAAGCCACTACAGCCGCAATTAAGGAATTATCTCATTTAGATCCAGCAAATGTTCTAGATATGGCATTAGGTATAGACCAGTTAGGACAGGCTCTTGGTACATTCTCAGAAAATATGACACCTGGAATTATTGGTAGTCTTAAACAGGGATTTGCAAGTTTAATTGGTCAGGAATCTCCAGTACAAGCAGTTATACAATTATCAAAAGAATCCGATCCGCAAAAGATCATGAACTTAGCAAAAGCAACCATGGCCACTAATGCCGCAAATCAGGGTGCCACAAGTTTAGATAGCAGTCTTACACCAGGTAGCGACACCACAAACAATACTACCACAAATAACACATACGCAGATAGTGATACCAGCAAATCAGATCAAGCCCTTGCAGACTTAATTTTAGAACAGTCTGCTATTCAACTCAATGCACTTGCAGAAATGAGAAAACAAAATAAATTACTCACAGAAATAAGCAGTAAAACATAACCCAGCCAGGTAAATAAATTTTAGTTGACAATAATTGATAAATAGTGTAATATAATACATTAAGGTTACATTTATGAGTTGGAGAAAATATTTTTCGAGTGTTGATAACAGTGGACTGCCACTAAACGTCACTGGAAACAACCAAAACAGCACAGACGGCCCAGGCGCCGCCTCTGCCAGATTTGCGAGTTGGCTACCAGAAGTATATGCTGGATCTCCAAACAGATTGATGAGATACATGCAGTATGACCAAATGGATAGCGATTTGGAAATAAATGCCGCATTAGATACTATAGCAGAGTTCGGCACACAGGAAGATGATCACACCAAGATGCCTTTGAGAGTATATTATAAAGGCAGACCCAGTGATACTGAAGATAAGATTTTAACTAAATCTCTACAGCAATGGTGTAATATAAACGAAATTCATAAAAGAGCATTTAGAATATTCCGTAGCACAATTAAATACGGAGATCAATTTTTTGTAAGAGATCCACAAACATATAAACTTTATTGGACAGATCCTGCAAACGTGGAAAAGGTTGTAGTAAATGAAAGTGCTGGTAAAAAAATTGAAACCTATTTTATTAAAAATTTAGCACCCAATTTCGGTGAGCTTTTAGCAACTAATCCAAGTGCATTACATTCCAGACCTTATGGAGCAGGTGGAGGACAATATATAGGTACACCTCCTAATAATCCAGGTTCATCAGGCAGTTATTTAACAGGTTCTATAGATGGTGTAAATCAAGGCGTGCCTGTAGACGCTGAACATGTTGTGCATGTCAGTTTAACAGAGGGTATGGACCATGCATGGCCTTTTGGTATCAGTATATTAGAACCTATTTTCAAAGTTTTCAAGCAAAAAGAGTTACTTGAAGACTCTATTATAATTTACAGGGTACACAGAGCACCAGAAAGACGTGTATTTACTATTGACGTTGGAAACATGCCTCCACATAAAGCAAGGCAGTATCTGGAACAGATCAAGTATGAAGTACAGCAAAAACGAGTACCAAATAAAAACAAAGCAGGTGAAAATGTAATTGATGCCGCATATAATCCAATGAGTATGTTGGAAGATTATTTCTTTGCGGCAACATCAGAAGGCAGAGGCAGTAAAGTTGATACACTACCAGGTGGTGAGAATTTGGGGCAAATTGACGATCTTAGATACTTTAACAACAAACTATTACGTGGTTTGAGAATACCAGCAAGTTATTTGCCAACAGGCCCAGAAGATGGAAGTGCAACTTACAATGACGGTAAAGTAGGTATTGCTTATATTCAGGAATACAGGTTTGCTAGATATGTAGAAAGGTTGCAGAAGCAAATACAGGAAGACTTAGACAGAGAGTTTAAAATGTTCCTGAAGCACAGAGGCATAGAGATAGATAGTGGAGATTTTGACATAGTATTTAATCCTCCTATGAACTTTAGTAGTTATAGAGATTTACAGTTGGATGCCGAAAGAGCTAACTTATATAACACAGTAGCCGCAGTACCATACCTTGCTAACCAGTTTAAAATGAAAAAATATCTTGGACTCACAGAACAGGAAATGAAACAAAATGAAGAAATGTGGAGAGAGGAAAACAAATACGAAAAATATGCAGATGATAAAACACCAGCAGATCTCAGAAACATCGGTGTAAGGCCACAACCTGATGCCGCAGTAAATCCAGATATGGAAATACCTGCAGACCAGGTACCCCTGGAAGATCCTGCCCAAGATCCGCTAAATACTGATGCAGGAGTTGTTCCTCAAGGTGGCACACCACCAGGATCTCCGCCAGAAGGTATATAATATGAGACTAATAGAATTTTACAATCCTGAATTTGATGATTTTCAGAAAGCAGATTCTGAAAAACGCAGAAAACCTAAAATGACTTTGGAGCAATTGAATAAATTGCGTAAAGTTAGGGCAATTAAACGAGCAGAAGATATAGAGCACAAAAAATTTGTTGCTGTTATGTATCCATCACCTGATACCGGTGGAGCAGGTGGCGGACTTATCTAATCTAGTTAAAATAGAAATTGTTAATGATGGTAAGCATAAAAATGCTAAACTTTTAGAGCAAGATCTTTTATCAAATAAATCCCAAATATTAAAAAACGGTTGTTTAATAGACTTTAGTACTGAGTCTAATTATTATCTTAACCATGCAACCGATGAACAAGACGTATTTACTGCTATACACACAATACTTGATAATGTACAAATCCCTGCAAATCTAGTGCATTTCTGTACAGGAAACTTACTTAATAAGCAAAACTATAATACATATATTAGTCTTAGAACAGCAGAAGATAACAATTTCCTGCCCTTTAAAAGTGCCTTTTATAAGGATTTTTGGTGTAGTCATACATTAACTTTCCATAAAGATTATAGCGAAAACTTTAATAAAACAAATAAGCCTAAGTATTTTTCCTGCCTAAATGGCAGAAATAGGCAACACAGAGCGTATGTATATCACTATTTAAATCAGTATAATTTATTAGATAAAGGGATTTCTACTTTTGTATGGAAGGGCATAAGTGTTGATGGCTATACTGATCCAAATGACTTAAATAGCCATACATTACAGCCTGATAATTTTTATACGGTATTTGATAATACTTACTATGATGTTATAACAGAAACACTTATAGGTAATGAATCTAAACACAACTGGTGGCAAGAAGTTTTCATTACAGAAAAAATTTGGAGAAGTATTTTCTATAAACGTCCTTTTATGGTTATTGGCAATAAAAACACATTACAACAACTTAAAATTTTGGGATTTAAAACTTTTAATGATATACTTTTTGACGAAACTTATGATAAAGTGGAAGATGATCAATTGAGAACTTACAGGGTTCTAGAGCAAAATAAACATATTATTGATACATATAGTTTAAAAGAGCTGGAAGACATAATAAAATCTCCAGAAATGAGTAGTATTTTACAATATAATTATGATAAGATAAATAACATTACAATACATAATTCATCACAGTTTTCACACTGAAATACACCGGAATGGTTCGTTTCGAGCCCTTTCAAGCATAAAAACACAACATTACTATAAGTATATAACAGGCACATCTGAAAGGTAACTTTCTGTGTGTGATTTAATTAAAAATTGGAGACCACAATGTCAGAATCAAGAACACAATTAGAAGAGATTCTAGAACTGTTACTTGCAGAAGAAAACGAAAAAGCGGAAGAAATGCTTCATGAGTATGTTGTTGCAAAAGCAAGAGCAGAATATGAAAAAGTTCTAGACGAAGACGTATCGGAAGAAGAAGCAGTTGAAGAATCAGAAGAATCCGAAGAAGAAGCAGTTGAAGAATCAGAAGAATCTGAAGAAGATGCTGTTGAAGAGTCAGAATATTCAGAGGAAGAAGCAGTTGAAGAAGAAATCAGCGATGTAGATCCTGCTGGAGACTTTGCAAACGAAATTCTTCAAGACGAAGAAGAAATTGAAGGTGAAGAGCAAGAGGAAGCAGAAGGTGAGGAAGAATCATCAGATGAAGACTTAGAAGATAAAGTTGACAACATTGAAGACGAGCTTGAAGACCTTAAAGCAGAATTTGAAAAATTACTTGCTGATGAAGAAGAAGGTGACGAACCTGAAGATAACGATGAAGCAGAAATGGACATGGAAGATGAACTTGACCTAGAAAGTGTTGAGTATGATCTAGACGAAGAAATTGCTGAAGAGTCAGACGAAGTTGTTGAAGAAGCAACTAAGTTACAAGATAAGGTAGCAGATCCTAAAGCACCAGTGGCAGACAACAACGATGCACCACTTCCAAGTGGCGGATCAAAAGTTGAGAAGTCAGGTTCACCTGTTAAGTCGAAAGACGGCGGAGAAGGCAACCACGGTGATTCAGCAAAAGACCACACACCATCAGACAACATTAAAGTTGAACCTAAAAAGGCGTAAGTCTTTTTACTGATAGGAGTTTAAATGGCTAATAAGTTATACGAATATATGAGTCCTGAACAATCTGGAATACAGATTGTTGAGTCTAAAGACGGAAAGGACTTATTTATGAAGGGTTTATTCATTCAGGGCGATGTAAAAAATCAGAATGGAAGAGTTTATCCTAAAAACGAGATAGCGAAAGCCTGCGAGAGTGTAAAGGAACGCCTTCAAAAGGGCGAGACTGTGATGGGTGAATTAGATCATCCTGAAGAACTCCAAATAAATTTAGACCGTGTAAGCCATATCATTACAGATTTGTATTGTGAAGGTTCAGACGGTTTGGGCAAACTTAAAATTATAAAGACACCAATGGGAAATATTGCAGAAGCATTATTAAAGGCGGGAGCAAAACTTGGAGTGAGCAGTAGAGGAAGTGGAAACGTAAACGAAAGTGGTAACGTTTCTGATTTTGATATTGTAACAGTGGACATTGTGGCACAACCAAGTGCCCCAGATGCCTATCCGAAGTCAATATATGAAAGTTTATTTAATATGCGAGGCGGTAGTCAAATGTTTGAAACCGCTAAAGCATTAACACACGATAAAAGTGCAGAAAAACACTTGATGAAAGCAATCACTGGTTTCATCAATGATTTAAAATTATAAGTAGGAGACTACTATGGCAGTGAATTTTACAGAACTACTTGAGAACGCAGAGTTAACGGAAGACGTTAAATCAGCTCTTCAAGAAGCATGGGAAGGTAAAATTTCAGAAGCAAGAGAAGAGCTTACAGCGGAACTTAGAGAAGAGTTTGCACAGCGATATGATCATGACAAAAGTCAGATTGTAGAAGCAGTAGACAAATTTATTTCTGAAAAAGTTGAAGCAGAAATTTCTCAAATTGCAGAAGAAAAACAATCCCTTGCAAACGACAGAGTAAAATACACGAAAGCAATTAGTGAACATTCTAAAGTACTTGATAAATTTGTAACTGAAATGGTTGCAAAAGAAGTTAAAGAACTTAGAGCAGATAGAACAAGAACAAGTGAGCATGTAACAAAATTAGATAATTTTGTAGCAGAGCAACTTGCTGGTGAACTATCAGAGTTCCACGAAGATAAAAAATCTTTAGTAGAACAAAAAGTCAAAATGGTAAAAGAAGGCAAGAAGCAATTAGCAGAAGCCAAAATGGACTTTATTAGAAAAGCGGCTGACAAAGTGGAAACAGTTGTCAACAAAACGATTACTAATGAAGTTAAATCTTTCCGTGATGATATTACTAAGGCACGTGAAAATGACTTTGGTCGTAGGATTTTTGAAGCATTTGCAAATGAATATGGCATGAGCTATCTGAATGAAGCAAAAGAAATCAAGAAAATACAAAAAGAAATTACTGAAATGGAAACAAGACTTAATGAATCACAGCAAGTAATTGCTGAGAAAGAAGAAGCAACTAAATTAGTTGAGTCTAAGTTAAGGATTGCAGAAGACAAAATGAACCGTAAGGATACATTAAACAGTCTAATGGCACCACTAGGTAAAGAGAAGAAAGAATTGATGTCAGATTTACTTGAAAGTGTAAAAACAGACAAACTGGAAGAGTCCTTTAATAAGTACTTACCTTCAGTATTGGATGGAGAAGCACCAAGAGTTAAGAAGACATTATCAGAATCCGTTGTCAGTGAGCACACTGGCGATAAGGCGGCTGTTGTAACAACAGAAGCCGACGAGAAAGCGGATGATATAGTAGAAATTGATATGATCCGCAAACTAGCCGGACTTTCAAAATAATTAGGAGTTATTAAAATGGCAAACTTATTTGAAAGCAACTGGTCCGCAACTAAAGACGCTTTATTAGAAGGTCTTTCTGGAAACAGAAAATCTTCTTTAGATGTTGTCCTCGAAAATACAAAGAGACATTTGTCCGAGGCCGCAACTTCAGGTGCCACAGGTGCAGGTTCAGTAGCGACATTAAACAAAGTTATGTTACCACTAATTAGAAGGGTTATGCCTTCTGTTATTGCTAACGAACTAGTAGGTGTTCAACCTATGACTGGTCCAGTAGGGCAAATCCACACACTAAGAGTCAGATATTCTGAAACTGGTGGTGGAGCAACAGCAGGTGACGAGGCTTTAAGTCCTTTCAAACTTGCTAGTACTTATGCAGGTTCTCCAGATGCTACGGCAACTGCTGAAGGAAGTGCAGGTAGAAAAATGAGCATTCAGATCTTAAAAGAAACTGTTGAAGCGAAAACCAGAAGGTTATCAGCAAGATGGACTTTTGAGGCGGCTCAAGATGCAGAAGCAATGCACGGCGTAGACGTCGAAGCAGAAATTATGCAGGCTTTAGCACAAGAGATCGTAGTTGAAATCGACCAAGAAATTATCGGTTCACTAAGAACTCTAGCAGGTGCTGGAACAACTTTAGACTTCGGTTCACTAAGTGGAACAAGTATTTACGTTGGTGACAGACATGCGGCTTTGGCTATTGAGATCAACAGAGCGGCTAACAGAATCGCGGCTAGAACAAGACGTGGCGCTGGTAACTACATTGTTGTTTCTCCAGAAGCACTTACAATTTTACAAAGTGCATCTACATCAACATTTGCAAGAACAACTGAAGGATCTTTTGAAGCACCTACAAATACTAAATTTGTTGGTACACTAAACGGATCAATCAAAGTATTTGCTGATAACTATGCGGCTGACGGTACTAAAGTACTAGTTGGTTACAAAGGATCAAGCGAAACTGATGCTCCTGCATTCTATTGTCCTTACATTCCATTAATGAGCACAGGCCCAGTAATGGATCCAAGTACATTTGAACCAGTAGTAAGTTTCATGACCAGATATGGTTATAAAGAACTTACAAATACTGCTTCATCTCTTGGTAATGCGGCAGACTACGTTGATGCAGTTACTTTAAGTAACGTTGCATTCCAGTAAGCCGAAAGACTTACCGGTTTCAAAGTAGACCAGTTACTAGTTCAACTAGAAACATTAAAAGAGGACTTTTAAAGTCCTCTTTTTTTGAGCAAAAAATCTAAACTAGCAAAAGTGATAAATAGTCTTATATATTAAAGGGATTATAATAAATGGCAACGAACAATACCTATATAAATGCACAAGATGACTTTACAGTCAAGGGAAACCTTACAGTTGAAGGTAATGTTACTCAGGTCACTACAACTATTAATGAAAACAGAGTTGCGGCAGAAGAATTTATTATAAATTCCGATGGTACAAATACCACTGCAAAATTAACTTTAAACAGTAACAACACTCTAGCAAACATCAGTTTCGTTACAGGCGGCAACATGGTTGTTGAACCTAACTTACAAGGTAACATTATTATAGGTGCAGGGCAAACACTAACAGTAGATAGTGGAGCCAGCATTTCAGGAAATGTATTTACTGGTAATTTACAAGGAGAGGCCGCAAACGCAATCACATTAAGTGATTTTGTAACTGTAGTATTAGACGGTGATGCTACAGGACAAGCACAATTTAGAGGTGCAGGAAATACTGCTACGATACCGTTAGTGTTAGATTCAGTAAATGCTAATACAGGAAGTTTTGGTAATGCCGCAACAATTCCAAACTTTACAGTAAATGCAAAAGGCTTGATAACAGCCGCAGGTGAAACAGCCGCAAACATTACAGCATCACAAGTTTCAGATTTTACAACTTCAGCAAGAGCCGTAAATTCAGGAAGTTTAGGTGTTGAGTATAATGCAAGTACAGGAGTTATATCATTAAGCCAATACAGTAATGCAGGACAATTTGGTAATGCAACAGCAGTACCGCAAATAGATGTGGACTCTGGTGGTAGACTGTCATCAGTCACGGCTTTTGATATAGCAATACCTAGTACACAGGTTACAGATTTTGAAACAGCCGGCAGAGCATTAATATCTGATAATAGCAGTTCAGCAACAGGTGACGGTTCATTAACGTATAGTTCCGCAACTGGTGTAATTACTTACACAGGTCCTAGTGCCGCAGAAGTAAGAGCTCACTTTACAGGCGGAACAGGCATCACATACGACAATAGTAGTGGTGCAATCAGTATTGATAGCACAGTAGTAACTAAAGCAGATGCTCAAACAATTAATGGCGATAAAACATTTACTGGTACAGTAGATTTAACAGGTGCAACTATACCTGGCACAGTTACATTTGCTGGAAATATTATAGCAACAAATATAGATACAGTTACTCAAACAGACTCTATTGTAACAGATAACAATATTTTCCTTAACAAAGGTGGTGTTGACCAAGATGCAAAAATACAAGTAGAGCATACAACTGCAAACGTATATCTAAAGTGGGACGAAGGAACTGATAGATGGCAGTTTAGCAATGACGGTAGTTCAGATAATAATATGCTGTTACTATCTGATTTTAGTGGTGGCACAGGTATTACATATAGTGGCGGCGCATTTAGTATTACTAACACAGCCGTAAGTGCAGGTACTTATGGCACAAGTAACGATGTAGCACAAATTACAATAAATGCTCAAGGTCAAATTACAGGCGCAAGTGATGTAGCAATTGATCATGATGCCTTAGCAAATTTTGTAGCAAACGAACATATAGATCACAGCGGTGTTACACTAACAGCAGGTGATGGTTTATCAGGTGGTGGTGATATTACAGCAAATAGAACGTTTGCATTAGATTTAAATGAACTTACATCTGCAAATGTTGATGTAAGTGCAGATAGTATTGCAATTATTGATGCAAATGATAGTAATGCAAGTAGAAAAGAAAGTATTGCAGACTTTGTAAGTGCAATGGCAGGTGCTGGTCTGTCCGCAACAAACGGTGTACTTTCACAATCAGGATTTACAGGAACGATTGAAACTGCTGATGTTGGTGCAACAGGTCAAGATATTTTGCAAGGGAGTGAAACTCTTGGTAATGGAACAATTAGATACTATATTAGAAGTATAGACGGTGGAACATATACAACCTCTAGTGAATCCGGAAATGTAATCACAATAGACGGAAACATCAGTGCAATTAGAACAGGATTTAGTGGTAGTAGTGGTGTAAATTATGATCCTTCCACAGGTGCCATTACAGCCGATCAATCAGAAATTAGAGGATTGTTTAGTCCAAGTGGTTCAACACTCAGTTACGATAGTGGTACTGGTATATTTACAAGTTCAGCAGACAATTACAGCAGTTGGAGTTTCGATACATCATCAGGTAGTGCAGAAACTGTAACAAGTGGCGAAACAGTTATATTTAACGCCGGCACAGGCATAGATATTTCTCATAGTAATAATACAATCACTATAGCACAAAACTCTCCAG